GATGTCGCTTGTGACATCTGTAACAGGACCAAATACGTATGCCTTAGCAGTAAAGTTTAGTGTATAAACAAGTGCCCTTCTTGTATCAAAATTACCTTCATAATCATCATCCATTGTGATGGAATCCAACTGAACAGGAATATCTCTCTTTTCTTTTTGATCTCCTAAAAAGTTTACTGGTAGACTATAAGTAGGTTGAAAATAAGGAAGAATTTGTTCAACAATTTGAAGAGCATCTTCATTCAATTTTGCCATAATTGACAACTGAAATCCCATGTTATATGGGACAGGGAGATAACTCCTTTTTAACTCCTGACCATCAGGTGTTTGATTGATAAAGTAAGTTGTTTGAGTTGATTTGCGTGAGGCGTCATATCTTAAATCAGTGAATTCAAATGACATTCTTGGAAGAGTCATTTGAACAGGACGATTTAGATCAGCTTCCTGCTGCATTCTTGCAAGAAACTTCTGTGTTGGTCCATATGCCAAAGGCACTTTGATAACACTCTCTACCTCACCAGCTGAGTTCTTATGTTTGATTTCAATACCATTGAACAAAGAACCAAATGATACAATTATTGATCGAAAGACCTCGTTATAAAAATACTCAAACATGATTGAACTTCAGTTATAACATTATTTATCAGGGCATTCCAAAAGGATTAACTTCACTAAAGTCAATAATTGAATCTGCTGCAGTTTCAATGTTATCATTATCTGCATAAGGTGTAACTAAATCATCTTTGTTTTGGAAACTCATTGCATACTTGGCTCCAGATTCAGATCCAACAATCACTTCACCTGGTGTAAATGTTCCATCAACAATGGAAATTTCAAGTAAGTTGGTTGTTGAATCCCACTCCTTCACTCTTGCAGTAACACCAGATGTTTGACTAGTAATTATTTCATTGAAGATGTAAGTTCCAACTCCAACTCCTGTTGTAATTCCTGTTGGTCCATCAATAATAATTTGTGGAACATTAGTGTAACCATAACCACCATAAGAAACATAAACAGCAGTAACAACACCAGCCGTGTTGATAGCTGAGTAAGCCCTCGCTACACTTCCAAATGATCCATCATTATCATATGAGTATTCATTAGAATCAAATGTCTCATGAGTATCATCAAAAGTAAAGGTTTGGAAACTCACATTTGGTGCAGTTGTGTATCCAGAACCACCATCTGTAACAGTGATGTATTGAATTGTTCCAGTCGCAATTCCTGCAGTTGCAGCGGCACCAACTCCTCCTCCACCTTGAATGGTTATCCAAGGTGCTTCAGTGTAACCACAACCCGCATTGATGAGATTGATGTGTGCAATCTTACCACCATATTGACCATTACAATTGGTGTAAATGTTGGTAATAGATGCCACACCAACAGCAGTTACACCACCTGCAGGAGCAGAAGAGAATCCAATAACTGGTTGTTTCTCATAAGAACCACCCATGTTTTTGATGGTGATTCTGTTAACTCCACCAGTTGCACAAACAGCAGCTGTTGCAGTTGCCGTTCTTCCAGCACCAATCATTGTGAGTGTTTGGATGTAACCAATCTGTTGAATCTCTTCATCGATTTCGGCTACATCTGTATCAATAACCTCATCCTCATAACGGAAGAGTTCACATGTAAGTTTATAAACGTAGTTCTTCTTTAACTGATAAAATGGTTGTTCGTGTTCAACAAACTTGATTTCAAATAAACGTTCACCAAGAGGGAAGTAAATCAAATCACCTTCTTTGGGACGATCTGAAAGTTCAATGTCTGGAAGATTTTCAATCAGTGGAGCAATGTAATTCTCATATCTTTCTCTTGATATGATGAGAATTAAATCATCCTTATCTTGGATACCAAACTTTGAGAGAATAGTTCCTTCACCAGTATAACCATCATAATTATCAACATATGCCTCCAGTGGATAAGCATCTTTGAATTCAGATTGAATAACTTCACGTATTACAGTGTTAGTTGTGACATATCTTCGAGGCATATAATATGTCTCAACACCATACATCCTCAACTGTTCGTTGACGAGTGATTGGATTAATCCTTGTTCTGTTTTAGTACCGTTGAGAAAGAATGGATTTAACATTTAACCACCTCAACCAATTAAGTCCATTGGTGGCAATTCATAAGTGGAAGACATTCTCTCCCTAATAATTTCTAATTCTTTTTCTGCATCATCATATAATTGTCTTCCATTGAATTCAATTCCACCTGGAAGTTTAACTCCTTGGAACTTAATGAGGTTTTGTCCCCATTGTCTCTTAATCAATGATGTAAGATAAGGTTTGATGAATGAGTCATTCCAGATTCTTGTATAATCTGTACCATTCATTGCTCTCCAACAATCTAGAATAATAAAGTCACCTGCATTCACTTGATTCCAATCAACATCAATATAAAGGCGATCAGAACGTTGATTGAATCTAATTTGTTTATGAGTGTTCAACAAGAAGTTCATTGTTTCAAGGTATGACATTGCCATTGAATATGACAAGAGGTCAGTCTGTCCCCAATAGTAAATGTCATTGAGGAACAATTGATATTTGAAACTGAACATGTTAGTCATGCTCCCCTGTGCATTATCATATTGAAAGATTTTATTTACACCAATGATGTCTGCTGGAACTTGTAGATAATTACTATTTTCATAGTAAGTAAATGTTGTTGCAGTTCCTACAATTGTTGTAGTTGCAGAAGTGGAAGCAATTCCTGTTGTTCCTGAACCATTTGATGGTGCACCAAGAGGTCTTGCTAACCCGCGATCAATGTCATCCTGAGTTAGTTGATATTTTAAGTAAGACTGTTGAACACCATCAAAGTGTCTTTCATTGAAGTATTGAATTGCATCATCAACTAAGTCCTCAATTTGCTCATCAGCAACATTAATTTCAAGGACAGGAGCTCCAAGTTTCCTCAAACAATAATCAATGAGTTCTTGTCTAGTAGAGGGTTGAGCCATCTATACACACTCTTTATTGTATTTATCAGTTGGTTTTGTCTTCAATAAATTTCAAGAGTAAAGACTTAATGTCACTAATGTCAGTCTTTAACTCTTCAACATTATTCTCAAGATTTTTAATTTTTTCCTTTTCATTGGCCAATCTTTCACGATTGGCCATATAGGATTCATAACCACTTTTATCTTTATTGATAATAGCACCTGTTGTATTATCACGAAGGAGACCTTCGTGATTCTTTACACTTACAAATCTATTTTTCATATCAAGCAAGGGCAGTAACTCTAAGGTTCTTAACCTGTGGAACAAACGCTTGGTTTGTTGTGGTCAAGATTAATTTAACTCTAAAGGAATTAAATGATGGCAACTTATTGATTGTAAACTTATACTCACTAAATTGAGCAGGTGTTGGCATTTGAAGGAATGTATCTGTTTTAGGTACATTCAAATCTGGTGTTCCATCATTGAGTGAAGGATCAACTGGTATACCAGGACGATTCACATTGTCTTGATTTGCAAATCCAGGGAATGGAGTGAAGATTGTTTCATTTGCCTGAGTGTTTTGGTCAAAGGAATAGAATGCTCTAATGTCTGCATCTTCATTCAGATAAGCATCACAGATAACTTGAATTGAAGTTGCAGGGTTCTCAAGAATAATTTCCTTAGTCACATAGAAACACCTGTTGGGATCTTCAGCAGTAGTATTGACTCTGAAGTCTTCAGTGTAGTTGGTAACTGGTTGATTGATTCTGTTTGATGTAAAGACAACTGCAGTCTGATCCAAGTCAATTGCAGGAGTGATTCTATTGTCAGATGAATTCAGAACCATATTGACAGTGAATGACTTATTACCTGGAAGTTCATCCAGATATGCATCTTCATTTACTTTAGAAGCAACAATTCTTGGTGAATCAAAATAGTTATTTTGATTGAGTGTTACTGCCTGGAAACCTTTGTCTTGGAATGATGGTTCAGAGCCAGAAACACTTGTTCCAGATGTTGTTCTCACAGATGCTTCAATTGTTGTTCCAGATGGTTCAATAGTATTGAAGTTAGGAACAATTTGTTCAAATGGAACATTGTAGGTTGACTTACCTCTATGACCACCACCAGTCAATGATGATGCAAAGAACAGTTTTGGAAGTGAACCAGTTCCTGTTCTGTCAGTTCCATTCTCACTCATATCAATCTTAACAGGGAATGTGTCCAGTGTGATTGATTCAGAATTAGTGACCTCATTCAATTGATGAGTTCTATTAATTCTTCTAAGTGAAACACCATTCATCTCATACTTATGAACAACAAAGTTCTGTAAGTGTGAACTAATAACAGTGTTATCTACACCTCTTGTGACACCTGTCAACTGAGTAGAAGTTGTTCCTGTGTATGAAATAATTTCATCACCAATTTTGACATAACCTGGATTTGTTAGACCAACTCCAACTCCCTCAAATGATGTGTAACCTGTAGAATTATAAACAGGAATTGAACCAGTTGCAGTGTTAGAATAATCAGCAGAAAGTTGAGTGGTTGCAACCTCTCCGCGGAGACCTTTCAGTGTTACCTGGTTTCCAAGATTGTGCATTCCATGGTTTCTCATGAAGACAGTCATGTGTTGACCATCACTATCAACTCTAATGGTTTGAGGAGAAACAGAACCACCAACAGAATAATTCAGAGCAGTTGTGAGTCCAACACTATTGGTGTAAGTTAATGTGTCAGAACTGTTGGTTGAGAATTCACCCTGAACATCAGAGATAAAGAGTTCATTATTTCCATAAAGTGTTGAAACAGAAAGTCTTGCACCAACACCAACACCAGCACCAATTGTGATAGGTGAAAGAATGTCACCAACTTTATAACCATTTCCACCATCTCTAATAGTTGCACCAATTGCAATTCCATTTGAAATGGTAATGTCTGCAGTTGCATTTAAACCAGTCCCTGTGACACTTGTGAGTGCAACACCAGTGAAGGTGTAATAGGAAGATGAAGGTGTGTAACCAACACCAGCGTTAATGATTCCAAGATCAGAATAAGCAGAACCACCATAACCAATAAAATTACCAGTTGCATTGGTGTTAAGTTGAATCACAGTGTTACCATCAACCAGTCCTGCGTCTTGAACTGTAGTTCCAAGACCAACCTTGATGTTTCTTGATGGCATTGTGATTGGATCCTTCTTCATCAACTCCAAACTGGATGGGAGATTTGGATTGAAGAATTGAACAGATCCCTGAGGAGAGAAATTAGCTCTATAGAGTTCAAACTTCAGATCCTCATACTGTGATGGAGTCCAAGTAGATGCGTTTTGTGACTTGAAGAGTGAACCAAGAAGTGTCTGAGAAGAAACAATGACTTGTCCAGACTCTTGTGCAAGAGTAGTAACATCTGGTTCACCCAATCTTGAAATCCAGACAGAATATTCAGTATTACTTGATCCAATAATAAGAGCGTATTCTCTTTGACCTTCCAGATAAACTGGTGCATCAAACTTAACATTTGTTGCTACAGTTGCATCAGGTGATGTGGTAATTGTTCTTGGATCAATATTAATATTAGAGAATGCCAGAATCTTATTATTAGGTGTTCCAAGTTCAACTTCTCTGATCTGAACAAAAACTGGAGTTCTGTCAATCTGTGGAACTTCAAAGAAGAAGATGTCAACTGATGTTAAGAAAATACCAGTTGGATCATCAACAAAGAAGGATTGTGCAAGAGGGTCAGTGTAACCACCAGTCAGTTCTGTACCACCACCTGTTTCAAATGATGTAGATGCAGTGTCAGATCCACTGATTGTTCTGTTCTCAACAAAACTATCATCAACAACAACTTCTGCATTTCTAAGTGAAAGTGTAACTTCCTGGTGGAAGTCCATGTCACCTTGTGAATAGAAGATTTCTTCTGCTGATGTTGAGAATGTTCCTTCAATTCTACTATCAGTTTCACTACTGGTGAGTCTGAATTTATTTTGACCAGTTTCAAATGTTGGGTTTTCTGGATTACCAGATGGAGGAACAAGATAATTACAAATCAAAGTTCCAACTGCATCAGTTACTAATCTGACATTAGTAATTGTGGCCTGTGCTCCAGAATCTTCACCAACCAGAATCATTCCTGGTGCAATCCAACCAGCATATTGAGGTGATTCTTCAGAAGCAAGACTAAATGTATCAATATTGATTAGAGTTGAAGTTTCAGAATAAACTGGAGGAATGACAATGTCTCTATTATAAGGACTATTATCAAATACATCTGTAGGTGCATTATAAGGACCAAACTTGTGATTTGGATTTGAAACTCTGAATGTAATGTTGGCAGAAGTGGATTCCACTTCATCTTCAGCTTCCTGATCACCTGGAAGTGAGCCAGTTACTGTTTCACCAACCTGGAATGTTCCAGATGTCATTTCAATTTCAACCAATTTGCTGAACACAAAATTGTTGACATCAACATTGTCAAAGAAAGAATAAACCTGGGTAAAAGGTTTCATTCTTTGTGCTGTGATCTCAATGTTTCTAGATCTCATGAAGTTAATAACTTCACGGTCAACTACGCGATCACCAAGTGATTCAGTATCAATAACTTCATTAACTGTATATTGTGTTCCTCTTCTTGACTGATCAAGACCAACAGTGACAGTTGTTGAAACTGTTGTTGTTGTACTTGATGATTGTTCTTCAACAGTAAATGTATCTGGAACACCACCAGCTGGATCCCATCTATCCAATCCAAGATTATCTGCTTCTTGTTGTGTTCCCTGTCTGGAAGAAGTAGAGGTTGAAGTGGACTGAGAAGAACTCATGTCAACATCAACATTTACACCATTGGTTTCCCAAGACTCCCACTGAATAGGACTGACTCCAGTTCTTCCACCATCTGCATCTTCAGTGACTTCTGCCTGAACCATGTCAGCCATAGCGTTGAAGGAACCTTCCTGAACAACATCATTGACTTCAAGTTGTGTAACATCAATCCAAACATCAACAGTTGGATCAAACTTAATTGAACCAGAATAGAAAGTAACAAGATAAGGAGTTACACTTTCAACTCTTGTTGCAAAATCTTGTGACAACCAAGATTGTTCAGTATAGTCAAGAGTAATTACTTGATTTGTTCTACTGATGTTATTTCCCATAACATCTGCAAATCTAGAATCTTGATTTGGTGCAGTTGTTGTTCCAATTCCAGCAATTGATGTGTTACCAATTACAGTGTTGAAAGATGTTGTATAGTGAGAAGGTCTGAGGATTTTTCTCTTTCTATCTACAGAGTTTCTAATTCCAACAGTTGGATCTTGTGTCTCAACTGAAGTGAAGTTGTCAACAAAGATTCCAGATTTGAATCTATTCAGGCCATTGGCATCAGGTACAAACTGATTTAAAGTATTAGTCTCAAGTTGACTCAGAGAAGTATAATACTCAAGGTTTTTAACTCTTTGATCAAGTTTAGAGATATCAGACATTTGATATCTTCTGTACTTCTGTTGAGTTACCTTTGCATTATTGACATTAAAGGTATATGGTGGGAGATAAATGTTAGCAACATTAATTGCTCCAGGAACACCTTCTGGTGGTTTTGGATTGTCATCTGGGGCACCATATTTAACATTAAACACACCTTCTTTGGTCAGATAAATTGAATCAATTCTTCCCAAGAAGTAGTCATAAGAAACAGTCATATTCTCATCAGATGCAATCACATCTCTAGAGCTATGTTGTCCACCATTGAATGATCTACCATAAAATTCCAATGGAGAACGCAAATTAGGTGCTACATTGTAAGTAGAAACTCTTGGACGTGCATCTACAAAGTCACTGATTCTCTGTCTGTTAAATGTTGGAATTCCATTACTAAAGTTAAAATCACTGTAACTATTTGTCAGAGTGATATCACCATCATCAGCTGAGTTGTAACTTGCACTTTGATAATAGACCTTCAGTTGTTTCTTTGGAATAGGTGCATCTGTGGTTCTGATGAGTCTTGAGAAATCATAGAATGTTCCTGTTTGACCATTAGAGAACTTAAAGTTTTTGGTAATATTGTTACCATTTGATGTGATGTCTGTTGAAATGGCACTAACACCAGAATCAATAAAGTTAATTACCTCACCTCTTTGGAAAGGTGTTTTGTTTTTATAGATGTAATAGACACTAGTATCATTCTTTCTGGCAATAAGAATTGCTCTTGCACCACTAATTGTTCCATAAATCTCATCACCAAGAATCAGATCATTGGTTGTTGATGTTGGACCATCAAGTGATGCAGTTGTCATTGATGGTGCAAATGGTTCTGTAGTCCCAGTTGATTCAAATACACCATAGATAGTGATAATATCAGGAACATTCAGTGAGATAATGTCATCTTGAATTCTTGTTCCATAAGGGAAATTACCATAAGTCAAACCATCATTGAGAGTGGTTCCACCAACTCCAGATGCTCTTGATGCTGATTTGTTAATAACAACAGATTGGCTGATGTTATTAATTTTCTTTTTGGCAGTAATTTTACTCTTTCTAAGAGTTGTTGTTAGAGTTGCACCAGTGTCATTGGATCCAGTCAGACCATTGATAGTGAGAGTTTGATTACCATTTGTAAATGCAAACTTATCTGAAGTAATGACCTCAGTTGTTCCATCAGATCTGATAAGTGTGTATCTTTCTTCATCAAAGGCAAGGAAGAATTCATTTACACCAGAGGAAACTGGTGTTGTTGATCCACTATTAATATCAACACTAAATGATCTTCTGATACTCAAACTTGCAGAATTGAGATCAACAGAAGAAATGTTCTTTTTGGGGAAGACACTATAAAGTGTTTGATTTGATGCAAAGTTTGCACCAGTTGATTGTCTTTGGAACCCTGCTTCAACAACAGTGAGATCTGTGACTTCAGTTGTTGAGGTTGGAAGTGAACCAATTCTATAACCTGTTACTGTTTCTACAGGTTCAATAATCAAAGAATTGGTGTTTACAGTTCTTACATTTGCAAATGATGGAACTGAGTTAGTAGGAATTGAGTATTGAATAATGTTACCAGCAGTAACAATTCCAGGAAAACCACCACCAGGTGTGGTTACTGTTGATACTCCACCACTTGTTGCTGTAATTGAAGCAATTCCAATTGTAGTTCTTGGAGTTAAAATTAAATCCGCAGAGAAAGTTGCAACACCTACTGAAGAGAATGCAGATTTAATATCAGAGATTTCATATTCTGTGTAATCAGTGACAGTTCTTCCATCTGTGTCATCACCATTGAAAACAATTCTTTCACCAGGGAAAAACTCACCTTTTACATCATATGCAGTAAAGGCTGTTCCTGCAGAAACATCATATCTCAGGAAAGCACTTGCTCCACTCTGCTTACCGCGAATAAAAGTTGGAACTGTAAGAGTTGTGTTCTCATTAACTGTAAACTCAGAATAGTTCTGAATATCAAAGAGAGTCAGATCCCACTGATTGAGTGCAGGAAGGGTGGCATCATATGCACCTGACTCTAAAACAAAGTCATAGAATCTAGCAATACCTATTTCCTTACCTGATGCTACAAGTGGATCAGTTCCAACTCTTGAATCTCTGAGAGAAATGATGTCAGTTGTGTCAAATCCAAGTGTTGGTGCACCAGTAGAATTATTAACTGTAAATGTTGGTCCAAACGCAAAGTTAATTCCTTGACTTTCAAGAGTCCTTGTAGTTCTTGGTTTTGGACACTCAAGGAATGTTGGTCCCTTGACATCAATTTCATATCCTCTTACATATGCCTTACCAGGTGATAACTTATAGAGAGCAAGATCATCACTTGGAGTGTTTCCACCAGGAGTCAGTTGTGTTGGATTATAGATTCCTCTATTACCAAAACCATTGTTTAAACTATCCTTAACAGTGGTGTTAAATGCTCTAACATAATAATGACCAGATTCATCAAATGTTCTTCTAGCAAGTTCATCACCAAGATAATTGTATTCTGTATTAGATGCAATTTTTCTTAGAAAACCATTCTGAACTTCTGCGAGTTCAATGAAACTTGTTGAGTCTTCAACCTGATCAAGTGATCTCTTAGTAAGAGTTGCAGTAATTTTTAATCTATCTGCACCTGGTGCTGTGTAATTATTGAACCCTTGTGCATTATCAGTAAGTGTTGGATCAACATCTGAAGAAATTGTTTCTTCTTTGACTAGGAAACCAATGCGATAAGAAGGAGTGTTACTATATTGATCAAGAATCAGAAGTTGCTTGTAGACATCTACAAAATAACCTCTGATGAAGTAAACACCATTTTCTAATGCAAAGGATGAACCAATTGCATTTGCATTAATAGAAATTGCCTTTGCAAAACCTTCACCAGCTGAAATGAAAGTAGTTGCAAAAGAAATATCAGATTGTGTAAGTAAAACTTCATTATCACTGAATGTTTGAGTTGCTAAATCAGTTGTAGATGACTCTTTATATTCAAGATAAAATGTGAAGACACCTCTTTCTGATTGTTCTTCATTGAGATAGTTTACAATCTTAGCAGTTACTCCAGAAGTTTCACCTTTAATATATTTTCCAATCAATTGATCTGCATAGATTGAAACAGGAATACCAAGAAATTCTGAATCAACCTGAATTGCATAATAATTCTTATTATAAGTCAACTGACCAGGAATAACCTTGGCCCCTTCTTTAAAAATGTGGTTACCAAAATCCTCAATCTGGTTCTGCAACATTGACTGAAGATTATTCAGTTCTCTTGCTTGAACAGGATAAGCTGGTTTGAAAAGGACCTTATAATAGTTACTATTTACATCATAATCATCAAAATAAGGAGCAACATTAAGGTTAGTTTCCTGTGGCATGATTTCTTAGAACTGCAAGATAACTTTTACATCTTCTTTTTGGGACGATGACCTTGTAACTGAAGGTCTATTGTCAACATAAACAATGTTTCCAGTGTATTTTTCAACCTCAGGTTGTGCAACACCGTCAATAAAGTTTTGTCCCAGGTAATATGTCCTATTATTTAGGACTGTTGAGACACCTTGGAAATCGGTGTTAATTGCAAGATTACGACTTCCACCAACAATTGTTAGACTTCCACCACCTAAAATGTCTGAAGTGAATCTGTTTTCTCTAAACCCATAAGTTGGATCTGGGTTTTGTGTTCCATCAAAATTAAATCCACTATTGGTTCTATCTTGCCAATACTTAAGAACACCAGTAATTTGGTCATAAGAGATAACTCGTCCAACCGCAGTTGAACCAAGACCAACAGTTTGAGTAATAGTGTCATCAGGTGTGAAAGTGGTTTCACTGTAACCCGCACCAGTCAATCTCAAAGCATAAACTGCACTGGCCTTGTCCAGTGACAGATTTTGAGAAGAGCCATAGGACTTTGGATTCTCAATAATTCCAACTCTTGCAAATTGGTTACCTGTAATGAAATCTGGGTTCTCTGTGTCATTTTCAAATCTTGAATAAGAAAGAACACTCAATGCCCCAAGTTCTCTATAAATGTCAGCACCATGACCACCCTGAGGTGGGATGATAACATCAAAAACTGGTGAAGTGGATCCTGTTGGAACATTACCTGCTTCTAAATCAACAGTTCCAAATGTGTAACCTCTACCACCTTTAGAAACTGTGATTGAGTCTACCTTTGAATCATTGTTGATGATGATTGTTGCCTCTGCACCCTCACCATCTCCAAGAATGGGAACATTAGTGTAAGTTCTATTTGCTGTTCCAAGTCCAACACCTCTATTTCTAACTGTGACAATCTTCAATTGTCCACTCACAGCAGAATTCTGTCTTACTGCTGTGTATGTAGAGTTGGTATTCCAATCAGAAGGAACAGGAATGTAATTTGTTGAGTCAAACTTAATTGCTTGACTTGGTTGAATAGTATAAAGATATTTCCAAATATATCCATCACCACTGTTACCAGCTTCTCTTGGTTCTAAATCAGTGAAAGTGGGTTCATCAAGTGAAGGACCACCTTGATAATTGTTTTCTACAGTTGCATTGTTATAGAGACAGATATAAACTCTGAAATCAGAGTTCATTACATAATAATTTGCATCATAGATATCAAATGCACCTGATGGTTGTGAAGGATTGTCTCTATCAATATCATTCCTCCACATATCATAAGTAATTCCAGCC